GTCATTGGGCAAATTGGAATCTAACCAAAGGCAGACACTATTCTGATGAGTCTCAGCAATCATTTAGCTCTGGTGATAAGGGTATGGAGTTTGCTGGTCAGGTCAAAGAAGATGTTAGGTGGGGGTCTTAAATGGTCTGGGATAAAGTAGTTAAATTTTTTGCTGATGCTTATGCTGCTTACGAAGCAAGCAAAACGCTTCAAGCTATTGCTACAGTATTTCAGGTTGTAACGCTTGCAGTAGGGGTTAAAGGATTTCTTCAAGCCAGACAGATGCTCAATAAGGGGCAAGATATACTGGCGAACAAAACCTCTATGGGTGGAAAAATACCAGTCATCTACGGAACAAGAAGGGTTGGAGCACAAATTATTTACATGGATGTCAGCGATAACGATTCTAGGGATATGTATGTCGTTTATGCTTTATCAGTTGGCGAGTGTGATGAGATTTTGGGCAGAACAATTGAGCTAGATGGCAACCCATTAACTGACTCTGCAAGATTTAGAAATGGTGGCTACATTGGCTCAGACAAGATATCTTCTGGATCAGGTTCTTTAAATACAGTTTCTCAAAATGGAACAGATAGCTTAAATCTTACTGGTGGTACTTTTGGAACTGATCCCACCGCTAAATATAGATATGTAATGAATTTGCATCATGGAACTGCATCACAAACAGCAGACCCCATGCTTGTTGCATCTATGCCCAATTGGACTTCATCACATAGACTAGATGGAATTTGCTACATAGCTGCTCATTATGGTTATGATAAAGAAGGAATGTGGAAAGGAGTGCCACAGCTCACAGTACAAGTTAGAGGTAAGAAGGTTTTTGATCCTAGAGATAATACTCAGACATTTGGCACTGTATCTACTTATAAGCACTCAGACAATCCAGCTTTATGTTTTCTTGATTTTATAACTAATGATGAGTATGGAAAAGGTTTGACACAATCTCAAATTAATATGACTACCTTTAGTTCTGCTGCTAATGTTTGTGATACTTTGGTTGATCAACCTTATTTCAACGGATCAGCACAAAGCGTTACATGGGAAGGAACATCTGGAGATGATTTTATTAACATAACTGGAACTGGTGCAAATTCTATTTGGTGGCAAAACAAAATTGGTGAAGTAATAGATTTAGAAGATGGTTCTAGCAATCTTGTTTTAGATGGTGCTGAAATAAAAGACATACAAAGAACACAATTCTATGATGCCAACGAAGCATACTCTGTTTATTTTAATAATACTCTTGGCTCTACTTACTCTTCTCAAAGTGGCACATCTTTACTAAAGGTCAAAAGATTTCATTGCAATGGTTACTTAGATGCTAATAAGAATGTTATGGATAATGCTAAAGAGTTGCTTGCTAATATGCGAGGTATCTTTCTTTACATAGATGGTAAGTATGAGCTCTCAATAGAAGATACAGGCTCATCTAGTTTTAGTATTACCGATGATCACATTATTTCTGATTCTGGTATATCAGTTGATTATGGCAATAAAGATAAGAAGGCAAATAAAGTTATTGTTGAATTTTTTAACGCCAACAAGAAGTATGAACTAGACACAGCCACAGTCTTACATGATGCATCTCCTAACTATACTTCTGATGATGGTGGCGAGGTCTTAGAGGTAAAGGCAGAGTTTCCTTATGTTTCTGATCCTTACATTGCCTATAACATGGCAAAAGCTATTTTAACCAGAAGTAGGAATCAGACCACGATGCAGTTCTTAGGCACTCCTGAGATGTATAAGCTCAACGTGGGAGACATCGTTGATCTTACTTATGCAGGACTAGGTTTTAATGGAAAAGTATGCAGGGTGGAAGCCTTAGAGCTTCAGTCAAATGGTTTAGTTGCAGTTAGTCTAATAGAATACTTTGATGTTTATACATGGGAAGTGCCACCACAAGAGCCAGTAGAAGAGCTATCTAATTTGCCCTCAGCTTTTGCTGTAAAAGCACCAACAGGATTGTCTTTTACTGATACTGATTCTAGTTCTACAGGCAGACCCTTTTTATCTTGGAACGAACCAACAGACTTTCCAGATCATCAATATAGAGTCAACGTAGTAGATAGCTCAAGCAATCAACTCACAAATAAGATTGTTGATGTTGAAAAGGCTGATCTAAATTATTTACCTAAAGGAACTAACTATGTTGCTAGCGTTAGCTCAATAAATACTCTTGGCGTTGAATCAGATGCAGTAACTTTAACCTTTAGCATTGGTGATCAGCCAGTAACCACAGCCGATTTGAAAGATTCTGTAGTTACAGAATTAAAAATAGCTGCTGATGCTGTAACAAACGCCAAATTAGCAGTTAATTCTATTCAGGGTGATGTTATTGCTGCTGGTGCTATTACAGAACAAAAGCTTGGCGTTGATGCTGTTACTTCAGCCAAGATTGCAGATAACGCTATCACTTCAGCACAAATAGCTGCTGATGCTGTTGTAACAGCAAAGATAGCTGATGATGCAATTACAACAGCACTTATAGCAAATGATGCTATAGGAACAGCACAAATCGCCAATGATGCTGTAACTAATGCCTTGATAGCTACAGATGCTGTTAATCAAGATTCTATTGCAGCCAATTCAGTAACAGCAACACAAATAGTTGCAGGAACAATTACAGCAAGCGAAATAGCTACAAGTGCAATAACAACAGCAAAAATTGCAGCAGATGCTATTACTACTGCAAAAATTGCAGCAGGTGCAATTACAGCCAGTGAAATTACATCCAGTGCTATTACTACTGCAAAAATTGCAACAGGTGCAATTACAGCAGGCAAGATTGGGGCAAATGAAATTACTGCTGCAAAAATAGCATCCGATACTATTACTGCTAACGAAATTGCTTCTAATGCTATAACAGCTAATGAGCTAGCAGCTAATTCTGTTACGTCAGCTAAGATTGTTGCAAATAGCATTACAGCTTCTGATATTGCATCTAACACAATTACAGCTACAGAGATTGCAGCAGGTGCTATCGCAACAGACGAATTAGCAGCAGGAGCAGTTACAGCAGCAAAAATTACAGCAGGAACTATTACAGCTACAGAAATTGCTGCTAGCACAATTACTGGCGATAAGATTAATGTTGATACTCTAAATGTTAAGAGCTTTGATAATGTAAGTTCAACCATTGTTAGTCATCTAACAGCAGGAACAAAGTTCCCATTAGCTAGAGATGGTCAAGCTTATGTACAAAGAACAGGAACTTACACAGGAAGTAATGCTTCTTTTGTGCCTGTAACAATTACACAAGTCAGAGACAATGCAGGGTATGTGGCAATCTTCTCAGGAGTTTTGGGTAATGTTAGTGGTGGCAGGGTGCAATATTCTTTAGATAATTCTACATGGGTTAATGCCAATGGGAACACCAATATTTATTGGAACGCTGGAACTTATAGGGGTTATACCTATGTTTACACAGGTCAAATAACAACCTTGAGCACATCACAATCCACTGTTTATTGGAGAGTATATTTCTCAGGTGGCTACAATCATACTCAATTATCTTTAAACGTAATGATGGATAACACACGATAATGAATACTTTTACTGTTTATGATTTAGCAACTGGCGAGATAGATCACTCAACAACAACTGTTGCAGAGATTAATGAAGTTGGTTTGCAAGAAGGTCAAGGAATTATAGAGGGCTCTTATCAAGCAAATGAATACATTGTTGTTGATGGTGAAGCTGTTGCAAGAACAGATAACATATTAGAAATATTAAGATTAAAAAGAGATGCTTTATTAGTTGAATCAGACTGGACTCAAGTCAATGATAGTCCTTTATCAGATACAAAAAAAGCAGAATGGGCAACCTATAGACAAGAATTAAGAGACTTACCATCATCTCATCAATCAACTACAAATTTTGATGATGTAGTGTTTCCAACTCAACCAGATTAAATATACAATAGGACAGAGGTAAATTAATGGCACAACACGATTATAATTTAGCTAACCAAAGTGGAGCTGACTTCAGAGCTGATTTAAACAACGCTCTAGCAGCTATTGCTACAGTTAATTCAGGGGCTACCGAGCCTTCAACTACTTTTGCCCATCAGTTATGGGTAGATACAGCAAACAGCGTATTAAAAATAAGAAACGCTGCTAATAATGCTTGGATCACTTTTGGCGTAAGCATTAGCTCATCCAATGTACTTACAGGCAATTTAACAGGTGATGTAACAGGTAATGTAACTGGCAATGTTACAGGTAATGTTACTGGAGACCTAACAGGCAACGCTGATACAGCAACCACATTAGAAACAGCAAGAACCATATCTCTATCAGGCGATGTTGTTGGTTCAGTCTCTTTTGATGGTAGTGCTAATGTAGATATATCTACAGTTGTTCAAATTAACTCTATTACTCTTGGAACTGATACCACTGGCGATTATGTTGAGAGCATATCTGGTGGCACTGGCGTAACAATTACAGGTGGAACAGGCGAAAGCTCTACACCAGTTGTTGCTATTGGTCAGGCTGTTGCTGTAACCAGTGATGTTACTTTTAACACTATTACAGCAAGCAATGAGTTTATAGGTGATTTAGAGGGTGGTATTAGGTTTAACGCTAAAGCTGATGGTGCTTTATCTGCTGGAGATGTGGTTTATATATCTGGAGTTTCTGGAGATGTGCCAACAGTAGCTCAAGCAAAAGCTGATGATGCATCTAAGATGCCTGCTTTTGGATTGGCTTTATCTGATGCAAATGATAATGCTGCTTTGCAGGTTGTAACTTTTGGAACAATAGAGAATTTAGATACTTCTGGAGTTTCAGAGGGTCAGATTCTATATGTATCTACAACAGCAGGAGCTTATACAACCACAGAACCAACAGGCGAAAGCTCACAAATACAAAACATAGGTAAGGTTATTAGAAGCCATGCTTCTGCTGGATCAATTAAAGTAGGTGGTGCTGGCAGATCAAATGCAACGCCTAACTTAGACAATGGCAAAATATTTATAGGCAATGGCTCTAATCAATCAGCAACATCAACATTAGATACTTCTATTGTTCCAGAGAATACTAATCTCTACTGGACTACAGCTAGGGGCGAATCTATGTTTGATACTAGACTGGCTACCAAAGATACTGGAGATTTAGCAGAGGGCTCTAATCTTTATTACACCACTGCAAGAGTTAATTCAGACTTCGATACTAGACTTGCAACAAAAGATACTGACTCTTTAAGTGAAGGAGTCAACAATCTCTACTATACAACTGCAAGGGTTAATTCAGACTTTGATACTAGATTAGGCACAAAAGATACAGGCGATTTGGCAGAGGGCTCTAATCTTTACTATACAACTGCAAGAGTTAATTCTGATTTTGACACCAGATTAGCTACAAAAGATACAGGCGATTTAGCAGAAGGTACTAACCTTTATTACACCGATGCTAGGTTTGATACTAGACTTGCAACCAAAGATACAGACGATCTAACCGAAGGTTCTAACCTTTACTATACACAAGCTAGATTTGATTCTGCTTTTGGCAACAAGACAACAAATGATTTAACAGAAAACACTAATTTATATTATACAGATGCAAGGGCTAACTCTGCTATTGATGCTAGAGTTACTAAAACATTTGTAGATAATTTGGGAGTTGTAGCTGGTAGTGTGCAAGCCAACAGCGTAACGCTTGGCACAGATACTACAGGCAATTACATTCAAACAATTACTGGCACTTCTAATAAGATTACAGTTACAGGCTCAGGCAGTGAATCTGCTGATGTAACTTTAACCTTGCCAGATGATGTGCAAATAGCAGACAGCTTAACAGT